GGAGAATTTTGTGAAGAAAGGAGAGAAGAATGGAAAGTAAAGGTTTGGGATCTCTGTTTTGGGTCTTTGTAGTGGCCCTAGCAATCTTAGTTCTTGTTTTGATTGGGAGAGGGGAGAACCCTGCAGTTGCTGATATTTATAAGCCTGTGTATCTTTGGCAAGATTCTCTGGCTCTCTCTACCTCTCCTGTTGACTCTGCCTTTATCACCAGGTGGGAAGAGGTAGCTATGTGGTCAGTAGGGTGTGGGCTGAGAGTTAGGTTAGGAGCTCCAGATACTACCAATTGGGAAAGCAGGGATTTTGTGAGATATTTGGAGGGCCAAGTTATCAGTGTTGGGCCTGTCCCTAAACTCTATAGATTGGAGTTCTCTGCTGTCAGTGGATCAGGAACTCTCTATATGGTAGGGTTGAAAAAGGTAAAACAACATTAAATAAGTAGATTTGTTCATTTATTGAACAATGTAAGCATTGGAGGAAATCATGGCAGGTAAAAGTTATGTCTCTGTGAGCTTGTCTGCTACTACGGATGGAGGAGCCTCAGTAAATGTTAATGCTAGTTTTAGTGAGACTATCTCTGGGAACGTCATAATCCACTCTGTCCAAACAATAGGATCTGTATCATCTGAGCAGGTGAATTTCCCTAGTGATCTTGGGACTCCTTCAATAGTCCTTCTAAGGAACATTGGGACTACTTATGATATTTTAATCAGTGGAGAGGATGAAGCGAAGGTTGTCTCTTATTTGATCCGACTAAAGCCTGGGGAAGCAGCCGTCTTTAGGCTTAATGGAAATGATCTCTATGCTAAAGGAGATGGTGGATCTAGTGATCTAGAGTATGTGGTAGTGGAGGACTAGGATGAGCAATCTAATTCAAACAGTCAAGCTATCTGGTAGGGTTATTGATGGAGACTTAGACTATTCCGATCCTGTTAAGGTGTCTAAGACGTTTACTAACCTTAATAGGTCTCATTATACTGGCTGTGGTAGTGGGTATGTTACGGAGGATTTTGCTATTCATGGGGAGAAGAAGTTTGGACATACCTCATACTCTGGGTTAGGTCTCCCTAGTTGGCTTACTGGGGCTTACCAGCATACAGGAGATGTGTTTATTGCAAATAAGTCTAGTAGATTTGGATTGTCTGTGCTGTTAGATGGGAACGATGGCAAGGTGTTAGTGCCTGGTGGTGAGTTTGTGATGTTTAGGTATTACCTTGATCCAGCTCCAACTGGAGATGCTATAACCCTTAAGGGGGTAGGTGGAGATGTGCTGGTAGAGTTTTTAGTGTACTTTCATTGGGTGATGCTATCATGAAATCTATATACCATATAACTGGGACATTTGCGGTAGCTAGAGTTGAAGGCTACTGTGATGGAGATGTTGCAGTAGATGAGACTAGCATGGTTATTAACCGTGTAAAGCAATCTTTTAAAAGGGAGGGGCCTGTTAAGTATGTGAACTTTCAGCAGGAGGTAAATCCTAGCACTACTGCAGTGTTAGACGCTCCTAGCTATATGCCTTATGACTGTTTGTATATTATCCAGAACGTCGGTAAATTATCTTCTTCCTTTGCAGCTAGTCCTTTTAGTGTGGTGCTGAGTAGTGGGGTCGAGTTCCTGCTTTATATGGATCACACTGGTTTAGGAGATATTGCAGTGTTTAGGTTGTCTGGGGCCTCTTCATACCCATCTTTAAAGAATGCTGGAACGTCTCAGATTGCTATAGCTAACATAGTAATGATAGGATGAGGTGAGAAGTGAGTGAGTTGTTAGATAAAATGGCTAATGTTGGCTCAGTTGGGGAACTTGATGAGAGTGGAGGGTTTTACCCTGATCCTGAGCTAGATGACGAGCTGAGGGATATCCTCTATGAATGCTACAATAACACTGCCTTGTTTGCTAAGACCTTCTTCCCTGAGGATGTGGCTCTTAACTTCACCTCTCTCCACCATGAGATCTTGAGGGTGATAGACTCTGCTAAGCCTAGGAGTAAGGTGGTTATAGCTGCTCCGAGAGGAATAGGGAAGACCACTTTGGCTACTTTGTTTATAGCTAAGCAGATAGTCTATAGAGCCTCTAGGTTTGTCTGCTATGTATCTAAGACTGAAACCCATGCTATAGAGCAAACTGAAGCTGTTAAAGAGATGCTCTTAGACCCTGTAAAATCTGCTTTGTTTGGAGATGTTAAGGCTAGGGAGGTTCCTGGAGTAGGGAAGGAGTTTAGTAAGAAGAGCTGGATTGCTAATGACTTCACTGCGGTAGTTCCTAGAGGAGCTAGACAGCAGATCAGAGGGCTTAAGTGGAGAAGATTCCGACCTGATCTATTCTTGTTTGATGATCTAGAGGATGATATCTTGATCCAGAGTGAGGAGCAGAGGAAACTCCTGAAGAGGTGGTTCTTTGGAGCTGCTATCAAAGCCCACGCTATAGATAGCCCTTGGAAGCTTATCTATATTGACACTATCAAGCATGAAGATGCCCTCATAGTGGATTTGTTAAGCTTGCCTGGATGGGAGAAGGTGGAGCTTAGTGCTTGTACGGAGGATTATAAGACTTTAGTTCCTGAGTTCTTGCCTCAAGACGAGTTAGACGAGGAGATTGAGGAGCATAGATCTTTGGGAATTATGGATGTGTTCTTGAGGGAAAGGATGTGTAAGGTAGTCTCTAGTGAGACTGCAACGTTCAAGGAGGAGTTTTTTAAGTACTATGATGAGAGGGATTTGAAGTTTCAGGAGAGGATAAAGAGAGGGAAGATAGTAACTTTTATCTTGGTTGATCCTGCTAAGACTGCTGCAGCTCATGCTGCTGATGTGGCTATAGGGGCAGTGGCAGTGGATTATGAGACTTCAGCTTTTTACATCAGGGACATAGACTCTGGCCACTATCACCCTGATGAGACTTACAATAAAGCTATTGATATGGCTGTCAAGTACAACGCTCCCTGTATAGGGGTTGAGGTAACTGGACTTAATGAGTTTATCACTTATCCCTTTATGGACATGATTATAAGAAGGAGTAAAGAGACGGGAAAGGTGTTTAGGCTTTATGAGTTGAAGGCTAGAAGGGGACAAGGAGAGTTCTCAGGGGTTGGAGGAGGTAAGAAGGGAAGGATAGCTGGGTTAGTTCCTTACTATAGAAGTGGGCTAGTCTATCACAACAAGGCTGTTACGGCAGTCTTAGAGCAGCAACTTCTTAGCTTTCCTAGTTCTAAGAAGTGGGACGTGATGGACATGGTTAGTTATATTTTAGAGCTTATGGCTATCTTGAATCAATACGTAGGAGTTGGAGAGGAAGACGGAATGGAGAGTTGGGAAGAGGTTAAAGAGGAGTATAGAGAGCTAGAAGAAGAGATGGGAGTCTATGAAGATGAGTGGATAATGGAAGTAGATGAAGTAGAGATTCCACAAACGCTTAGAGGAGAAATCTAATGAGTAAATATCCAGAGGGCTTAAATCTTGAGCCACAAACTAAAACTCACGATGAGTTGGTGGGGTTTTTGAACTCTTTGCTGAGGAGTAGCTATAGGGTAGTCTCTGCTAAGCACTCCTCATGGAGGAAGATAGATCAGATCTTATCCTCCTATATCCCTGCAGATGAGGACTATACTAAGTACCCTCATGATGAGACTAAGAAACCTACTACGGTAGTGATGCCTTTATCTTATGCAGGGCTTCATGTCTTGCTGACTTACTTTAGCTATAGCCTGTTGGGAAGTCCAGTGTTTAAGTATGAGCCTGGAAGTCCAGAGGATGCTGTAGGAGTGGCTTTGTTAGAGAGGATTGTAGATCTTCATGTGAGGAGATCTAAGGCTGTTTTGAATCTAATGAATATGTACTATAGCGCTATTGCTCATGGGATAGGGGCAGTGGCTTGTGGATATGTAAAGCAGAGTAGTGAGATGGGAACTCCAGTCCCGTTTATGGGATTGGGAGCTGAGAAGAGAGTCTCCTCTGGAGTAGTGTATGAGGGGAATAAGTTGAATAATATAGACTCTTACAGGTTCTTCCCAGATGTCAAGAAACCACTTCATGAGTTACAGAATGGTAGGTTTGTTGGGTGGGTGGATAGTTATTCGCTGTTGGATCTTATGGAAGAAGAGGCCTCTGGAAGGATGTTTAACGTAGAGTATTTGAAGAAGTATAATCAAGTGGGTAAGTCTGCTTTTGTCTCTGGGACTCTTGATGGGAGAACTGACAGGTTTGGGACTAGAGGGACTAAGCCTGATTGGACTAGTATGATTCCCACTGCAGATGTGAATTTTCTCAAGGAGGTAGATGTCTCAACTGTATACGTCAGAATCATTCCTAAGGAGCTAGGGCTAGGGTCTTCTGACTCTCCTGAGAAGTGGTTATTCAGAGTTGCGGGAGATTCAGTGGTAGTTTGGGCAGAGAGGTTAGATCTAATTCATGGCAGGTTTCCAGTTGCTGTAGCAGCTCCCAACTATGATGGGTTTCAATCCCTTCCAACCTCTTTGATAGAGGTAGGGTTTGGACTTCAGGAGACAGCGGACTGGATGTTTAGAAGTCATATAGCTTCAGTGAGGAAGGCTGTAAGAGATAAGGTGGTGGTTGATCCTAGTAGGGTTAATATATACGACTTGAAGAGACCCTACGATGGGGCTTTTATAAGGACTAGAAGGGCTGCATGGGGGCAGAGTGTCAAAGATGCTATTTATCAACTTCAAGTAGTAGATGTAACTGCTAACCACATGAAGGATATAGCCATGATTAAGGGGATCTATGATGAGACATTTGGGACTGTGGATATAGTTAAAGGGCTATCCAGGAGTGGAGAGAGGGTAACCGCTACTGAGATTCAGACTCTTAGCAGTTCTGCTCTGTCCAGACTTGAGAGATATGCTAGAACAATCTTAATCATGGCTCACTATGATATAGCTGTCATGATGGCAGCTAATATACAGCAATTTATGAGTGATGAGG